GTGGTGCCCAAGTCTCCTAATCGTGGACGCTTCACACTCGTGTCCAGTACCACGAGGAGCATTGCCCGTCCTCCGAGCCTCGTAAACATGTATCGTAAAATTGAGGCTAATATTTTAAACCTTGAGGATCAGGTCACTAACATGCGCAGACGCCTACGCAAGAACTTGAACTTGAACAAACTCGAAAACAAAATTTACAATCACCAACAGACCATCAACGCGCAAGTGAAGCCCCTCGAGAACAAACTCGCCGCCGCATACAAAGAGGCTGCGAATCTCAAGAAGAAGATAAACTCGGTGCGCCCCTAAGGAGAATGCGCATTTCCGTAGTCCACGCCAGTCTCGAAGTTTTTCCTTGGAAGCATCCACATGCACCCGTCACTTCTAGCAGGTGCTCCTCTTCTTGATCGTTAAACACGTGGAGACCGGCGGTGTGATAACTGAGTTCTATAGGTCTCCGGATGATATGAAACCCTGGAATCCGAAATATATGGAGAGATTTTGATTCTAAATTGTAAATAATCCCATCATGAGATTTGAGAAGGTACCAGAGTCGCCAAGACTTGGCTTCGTCAAGTTTCTTTGGTGGAATTTTGAAACATAATTGAACGTCGATGTTCGGCTCGGACGCCTCAATTATTTTTCGAATCAGTTCGGTCGGTAGTTTTGACCATAAATTCATAATTATTTAATAGCTCATAGTTTTAACCCGGGCGCACACTGTGTTCACCCTGAACACATCTCACAACTCTCGGGATTGGCAAGGGAGCATGCAAGAATTTGATCCTTTGTGGGCGCGACCGGCACGGTGAATTGCTGCGCCTTGGCCTTTGCGCGGGTCCTCAAATAATATTGCCCTGTTTTCAGCCCTTTCTTCCAGGTGTACAGATGCATAGAACTCAGCTTCGCCAAACTCGGGTTCTCCATGAAGATGTTCAAGGATTGCGACTGGTCGACGTATACGCCGCGGTCAGCGCTCATGTCGATGATGCTCTTCTGTGGAATCTCCCATACCGTCCGGTAAATGTTCTTGAGCTCGAGCGGAATGTCCTGAATCTGCTGGATCGACCCACCGTTCCGCACAATATCCGTCTTGATGGCCGGGTTCCACTTTCCAAGCTTCTGTAGGTCCCGGATCAGGTGCTTGTTGATCATGACAAACTCGCCGGCCAGGGTCCGACGCAGGTAGATGTTTGTAGTGTACGGCTCGAACGCCTCGTTGTTCCCCATGATCTGGGCGGTACTTGCGGTCGGCATCGGTGCCACCAGCAGCGAGTTGCGGAGTCCATGGATCTTGATAGATTCTCTAATTTCATTCCAAAATTCAGGAGTCTTGTGATTCCAGAGATCCGGTTGGAGGAGGCCCTCGGAAGCTGGAGATCCCTTGAACGTCTCGTAAGGCCCCTCCTCCTTAGCCAACTCACACGACTGGGTCAAGGCGGCGTGGTAAATAGCCTCGAATATACCCTTGTTGAGATCTCGCGCCTTGGGCTCGTCAAAAGCAAGACCGAGCATCATGAACACGTCTGCCAACCCTTGGATGCCGATGGCGATGGGCCGGTGCCGAAGGTTCGACTTCCGGGCCGGTTCGGTGGGGTAATAGTTTCGGTCGATGACGCGATTCAGGTTCCGCGTGATGACCCCGGTCACTTCGCACAGTTTTGTAAAGTTGAATTGATTTCCTTCAACAAAGGTTGGGAGGCAGATGCTGGCCAGATTACACACGGCCGTCTCGTCTGGGGTGGAAACCTCCATAATCTCGGTGCAAAGGTTTGAAGACTTGATGACGCCGATGTTCTTCTGGTTCGACTTGGCGTTCACAGAGTCCTTGTAGCACATGTATGGCGTCCCAGTCTCAACCTGGGACTTGAGGATCGCGTCCCAAACTGTGCGCGCCTTGACGCACTTCTTGAATCTCCCCTGCGCGACGTACGTTCTGTAGAGCTCGTTGAATTCCTCACCGTACACGTCGGGCAGTCCAGGGGATTCGCTGGGGCACATGAGGTGCCACTCCTCGTCCTTCTCCACCTTTTCCATGAAGAGGTCCGGAATCCACATGGCCGTGAAGAGGTCTCGGCAGCGCATCTCATCGTCGCCCTGGTTCAGGCGCAGTTCCAGAAACTCCATGATGTCAGCATGCCAAGGCTCCAGGTAGATGGCGAAGGAGCCCTTGCGCTTCCCGCCACCTTGGTTGACGTACCGAGCCGTGTTGTTGAAGACGCGGAGCATGGGCACGATACCATCGGCCACTCCATTCGTCCCCTTGATCTGTGAACCGTTCGCTCGGATGTTCGAGCAGTGAATTCCTATGCCCCCAGACCACTTGGAAATCTGAGCGCACTCCTTGAGCGTGTCGTAAATTCCTTCAATTGAATCGGATTTCATAGCCACTAAAAAGCAACTAGACATTTGTGGGCGGGGCGTTCCGGCGTTGAAAAGAGTAGGAGTTGCATGCGTAAAGAACTTCTGACTCATCAGGTCGTACGTCTCCCGGGCGCGGATGGAGTCGGTGCCATGGATGCCGATCGCCACCCGCATGAACATAAACTGAGGCGTCTCGTTGGTGTTCAGGTAGCCCTTTTGGAGCGTCTTGATTCCAAAATATCCAAAGAGGTAATCACGCTCGGGGACGATCCACGAGTCGACGTCGGCCGGTACGCTCTGACAATACTCGGCGGATAAGATGCCCTTCGTGTACAGGAAATCGGTACAATCCTGGAAAGACTTTGGGCAATTCTTCTGAAGATTCGAGACGGTCACTCGCATGGCCAAAGTCTCGTAGTCCGGGTTCTCTGTGATCATAGCCACCGCCACCTCGGCCGTCAGGTTGTCAATTTCCGATGTGGATATACCGTCGTACATGCTCGTGAAAACCTTCTGAGCCACCTTGTCGGGCTGGACATTGAGGATCTCAAACTCTGGAGATTGATTTAGTTTTGAAATTCGCTTGGTCACCTTGTCAAAGAGCATCTCGACTTCATCCCCCGAGCGCTTGATGACCTTCATTGTGTAATAAGAGTCTGTTTTTTTTATCCCTGCATACATCAAATGAGCACCCGTCTGCTTCCAACGCCCCTTACGGATGCTTTCTTTTCTGATTTCAATCGTGAGCAGGTTCACACCTCCATCATCGATTCTGTCCAGGCCAAAACCGGTGTGAAAATTGAGCGGCAGAATGACGCCGACCTACAGGCGCTCATGAAGCGCGTGTACACTAACATGGCGCGTGACCCGTACAATGACGTTCGGGGGCAGGTGAGCGCTATGAATGCCCAAGTCGCCAGAGAGGCGACAGCCACCGTTTCGACTGGCGTTCTCCAGCAGTTGGTCTACCTGCGTGACATCTCCTCGAACCCAGTGCCCCTTGCGGCTCCCGTCAGCACGAGCACGTACGGAAATAAATTACCCTACAATAGCAAGATTGCATTCTAAATGAGAGCACTAGATGACATCCTGATTGGATTTTTCATTTTCTTCGCCATCGATCGCGCGATCCGTCTCTTCAGTAATTCGGTCGTCGAGCCGTGGGCGAAGAAGAAGGGGGGTGGCGAAAAGTCGGTGGAAAATTGGAAGTTGGGCTCGGAGTTTCTGTTGCTCGTAGTGGCGTGTTTCCTGGTGTTCAGAATGCGATACGCTATCGGACGCTTGAACCAAGCTTAGAGACGAAACGTGTTTGTTTTACAATGAACAAGTTTCGCGACGAAACTGCCGAAATGTGCAAACGCAAGGGATGGGACAAAGCTCCAGTAAGCATCGTGTGGATGCTTCTGAACGAAGAGATTGGCGAACTCGCGTCGAGTATCCGTCAGAACCAGCGCATCTACAAGAAGACTGGACTCAAAAAAGATAGGGGAACTGACATCATGATGGAGATGGGTGACGTGTTCAGCTATCTTTTCCAATTGGCCCATATGTTGAATGTGGACATGGACACGATGTGGGAGCTTCATCGTCAGAAGATCCAGACAAAGGTGTATGCCAAAAATAATGTAAGCCTATGTTAAATGGCCACCGCCGCCATGGTATGCGATGACTTGAGCATCAATCGCTTCAACCCATATACGTGGTCCGGAACCTTCGGTGTATATTCCGATGGGATCCCGAGCACGATTCCGATTGACGGTTCGTACACGACTCAGATGAGCGAAAAGCCCACGATTTACATGGACGAACTCGAAGGTTCAGCCGATCCAATCATGAACATTTCAGGGTCCATGTACTTAAAGACGGCGGATAGCAGCCCGGCTCTGTTCCGTGGTTTCCCAGCGCGCAAGAATGAGTTCCCCGATGGCACCGTCACTTGGATGCGCCCAGGTCAGCCGTGGAGCTGGACGGGTGGCCGCCGTGCCAAAGATGACACATGGACGGCGCGAGTAGGAGGCTCAGACTTGCTCATGTGGCTTGCTCTTATTGCACTGGTCGTGTACCTGTTTTCGCGTATCAAAAAGTAGCAACCTTTGGCGCCACCACCTTGACTAATTTCTTTGATAAATTCTCCTTTTCATTTTTAGACCGTTCATCCAGCTTGGGGCAATTATGAACCTCGAGCTGAATGCACCCGGCACAAAAGTTCCCCATGCACTCGCGGCACTTCAGGAAACGATTCTTGTGACGGCAATCCATACCCATCCAGCGTGGACCCTTCTTAACTACTTAGAGATTCCTGAGGCGTTTAGTCTAGGATGAGAGTCGCTTCTTTTTTCGCAGGATGCGGGGGGCTCGATTATGGGTTCCATGAGAACCCCAACTTTACGCACGTCTACGTCAACGACTTTGATAAACACGCGTGTGACACCTATGAATTGAATTTTAAAATTAAACCACACTGCGGAGACATCAAGCAGATCACAGAAGTACCAGACTGCGATCTCATTATAGGCGGCTTCCCATGTCAGGGGTTCTCCATGGCTAATCCCTACCGAACTCCTGAAGACTCACGAAATCAGCTTTATGAAGAGCTTGTTCGTATTCTCCGTCTGAAAAAGCCATCTTATTTTTTGTTTGAAAATGTGAAAGGGCTCATGAACATGGGGGGGTACGACACACCCCTCGACAAGAAGAACAAGACGGGGCGCATCATGAAGATGATTCTTGAGGACCTAATGCAGTGTGGATACAAGGTGAAATACCGTCTTTTCAAAACAAAAGACTATGACGTTCCACAGAAGCGGGAGCGAGTGATTTTCACGGGGGTCAGAACCGACATTGACTACGAGCTCGAGTGGCCAGAGCCTGTGGGTAAGCTGTTAACGCTACAAAGTGCAATTGGTGATTTGCCAATTGCATATGACGCATCAATTCAGCACGTGGGAACCGCTCACAAGTGCCGGTTAACGGGTTATCTTGGGAACCGTCAACTCGTCTGGGACGACGCGTCACCAACCATCACAGGACGCGGTGGCGGCAGCGGTGGCCCAGTCATTCACAACCACCCAAGCATGGAGCGGCGCTTGACGGTTCGCGAGTGCGCTAGGATACAAACCTTTCCAGACTCTTTCGTTTTCAAGGGGTCGGTGTCGTCGATGTATCGGCAGATTGGCAATGCTGTGCCGTGTCGGTTTGCTGTTCATCTCGCAAAGATGCTCGAAGCCGCTCCAATTGGCGCGTGAGCATTTCAATCTTCATGTCTGTCGTCATCACATGCGCCTTTTCACCCTCGTTGCACTGGGAACATAGCGTCTCAAAGTCATCCTCCGTGTACTTGACCTTGCGCTCCAACGTAAACGGGACGAGATGCCCGACATGAAGCTTCACTATTTTATCTGGAAATTGTTGGTGAGGTTGACCCGCTACGGCCCCGCACCTTCGACACGTGGAATTGTCCCGACGGAACACCCTGTCGGCAATCTTTTTATTCACACCCCTATCGACGCTCTCCACCTTCTCCGAAGTCGTCAGACACCACTGTTCATGGGTCAACCCAATGGCCCGGCCAATCTCGTCTTCGTAATTCACAAGGCCCTTGTACCCCTGCGCATCGCGAATTTCGTACCATCTTCTTGATTTATGAACCATGTTGTCCTCTCTCCCTGGGATTCTGATGAGTAAGGGGCTCTTGATGGGGCGGCCAATCACCGTCATCAAGAACGCTATGACATTTTTAAGATATCCTTGTTTTTTATCGAGTTTTGCGATCCAGTCATCAACCTCTTGAACGGTTACTTCTGGGCCCAACTGGGACATGTCTCTCCGTCATCCACAAGTTGGCACTCGGCCGGACAGCACACGTTTTTTGAATCGTCTACAACCAATTCAGATAATCCATGTTCCCGACCTTTGACTATGCGATCCCACGCCGCCCTCATGGCTGCAAGGTTCTTTTCAAACCACGCGCGATCTCTCTTGACGCGCACAACCACAAACTCCTCTGGGGTTTCGGCACCCCCTGGTCTGTACTGAATAAAGTCGCACTCCTCGAGGTCAGTAATCTCCAGCTGCAGTTGCACTTGGGGTAAATAATGCTTGGGCACCTTTGCCTCTATTTTGCGCGTCAATGGGCACTTTATTTCAACGAGGATTCCGTCTTCCGTGACGCCATCGGGTGACGCCCCGAGCCACGAATACGTGCGATGTCGTACGAGGCCAATCTCGTGAGACTTGCGACCAGTTCGCTGATCATACAAGTCGCGGACAAAGGGCTCTAGAAGAGTACCGTGCGCAGTTGCGGCGTTTCCGGCCCACTTGGTCCTGAGCACCTTCTTCTTTACAAAAGCATCCGGAGACTCGTACCGACTTTCACCTATGGCACTCGCCACGTCACTTGCTGTGATCATTTGCTCACGGAGCTCTAACCATTCGTCTGATCTTTGTTCGGCGTATTCAGCCGCAATTAACTCAAGCGCCCTCGTTACAACGCTCTCGCTTTGGGGGGCCTCCATTCTTACTCTTAAAACGAGGATCAGTCTTAAGTACAATTTCTGCGGCGTTCTGTTCAGCCTGCTTCTTCGTGAGAGCGAACCCAGCCCCACAATCCATGCCATCGACCACCACAGTTATGAAAAATTGACCATTCGTCTGGCCATCGACCCGATAATCCGGTAATGGATACTTGAGAGCCTGACACCAGCGCATGAGTTGATCCTTGTAATTGTCATCCACCAAAGACGTCTCAACCTTCGTGAAT